CCTCAAGACGCAAGGGCTTGTTGTACCCAAAGCTTCGAGGCTCCCATAGATGAAACCGACACTTACGACCAAGGATCGTTCTGATTTGTCCGTGCTCCTCGGCTCTTTGACTTGCCATCGTTGCCAATTGTTTCACGAATGGTACGCTCGTTTGATGTGAGTTAAGAAGTTCTTTGGCCTCTTCCTTGGTAATATCCAACTGGTTGCTGAGTTTTCCAACACCCATTCCGTACATAATTCCTAGGTTCACGACCTTCGCTTCTTTCCTAGAGATCCCGGCGAGGTCTGCCACCATCTGATGTAGGTCAACATCCCCGCTGTTGTACTCTTCTACGATTGTATCAACTACATTGTGCTTAAATCTTTCTGGAACGGCTGATGCAAAGTGCACCAAGAGCCTCGGTTCTTGGCTCGAGTAGTCAAAACTTCCCCACTTCTCCCCCTCTTCGGGTAGAAACAGTCCTCGTATAGCCTTCTTAATATCTGGATCCCTCGCAGGAAACTGCTGCAAGTTCGGGTTGCTAGAAGAAAATCTGCCTGTAACAGTTCCCCCGTCGTCTGATCTAAGCTGGTGAAACTCTGTGTGTATCCGCCCTTTGTGTTCATGGCGCATGATACTATCAATAAATGTACTGTCTGCCTTATCAAACTCTCTTAGCTTCACGATCATCTTCGCTACTTCGTGAGGGTGAGCGTTCAGATACTGCTTGGTAAAAGAGGGGCTTCCTGTTTCTGTCTTGGGGTATATCAAGTCAAGCTTATCAAACACCGTAGCCACAGACGCACTGGCCCAGGGTTCGATGGCTATGCCTGTCTTACGTTTGATCTCGGCTTTATAATCTCGCACCTTGGACCTGAGATCCTTACGAACGAGGTCAGCTTTATCTAAATCTACACGAACACCCTTCTCTCTCATGTCAATCATCAAAGGAATAAGCGATGTCTCAAGATCAAAGATATGCGAGAGTTCTTGTTTAACAATCTCTATACTTAATCTCTCGTATAGTTTTAAAGTTAAAGTCGCATCCTGCTCGGCATATGATCCAACATACTTGGGTGGAAGCTTCCACATCTCTCCTTTGGGATCTATCCCCCACTCTTTAGCGGCGGCTCTAAGCAACGTTTCGTTCTTGCGCTCACCAAGATAGTCACGACCTAAGTTATTTAGGCTGAAGGAGAACCTGTTCTCGTCCACCAGAGGTGCTGCGATCATAGTATCAATGATCCTACCCTGTACTTCTACGCCCTCTGCACGGAGCCATCCTGCATCATAGGTGGCGTTGTGCATAATCTTATCTATGTGAGGCGTTGCCATCTGTTTCTTAAACCATTTGATGGTCATCTTCGGGTCAAGGTTGTGTCCGTTCTCATGACGAATAGGAAAGTACCCTTGGTAATCTCCCGCAGCTACAGCAATCCCAACAATAAATCCGTCTTTTCGTGACCATCCTGGTCCCAATGTCATTAGATTAGGGTCGCACGTCTCAAGGTCCACGGCTATTTGTTTGTATTTTGTAAGATCAGGGTACTCGGTTGGGATGTTCCAGTCTGCTTCGATAGGTTGAAATAAGTCTTGTTGTATCATTCGTTCCACTTCTCTCCACCGAGAGCGGCATACCCTGCGATGTCTATCCAAGAGTCTTCATGTTTAGGTGTTTCAATAAGTCTTGAGACCTTTAATTGGTTCAAGCAAAGATAAACCTGGGACACTGTAACCTCCATCCCAAGCACTACAGTCCATAACTGGGCTATACGCTCATGGTTTTGGTATGCATCTCCATAATGCGTGGCCCTTGGACCATTGATTAACTCTTCGGCTTTCTCCAGTATTTGTTCTCTTCTCATACTATATACCTATACTTTTTGTTGGATTCTATTATATGCAAATTCTTCTTGGCTCTCGTTACGCCAACATAAAATGCACGGTGCTCGTCGTCTGGGTGGGCACTCTCAACACACGCTTTAGTAGAGGACAAAGAAACTACGCAATTATCGTCTTCTCCCCCTTTCATAGCATGAAACGTTGACAGTTTGATTCTAGGACGGTCAAGAATATTCTCTCCTCGTCGCTCAATAGCCCGTAAATAGTTCTTATCATGCGTACCCAATCGAGCCACGTCTAGCGCATCTCGGTCCTTGGGTGCTACCATTCCATACATAAGAAGATCCTCGTAAGATAGGAGGCTTTCAGGATCCACGGCCTGCAATAGGTTACTCGAACCCCGCTTCACTACTCTAAAATCTCCCATCTTGGGAACATTTTCGTATAATTTAACTATGGATGCAATAGGAATCTTCTCTCCTTGCTGTAACCTTCTCCATGTAGAGATCACTTCACCAACCGAAGGGTTGATACTGCTCCTCCCCCTTATAGAATAAAGAAGTCCCATCGATCGGACGTGGTCTGCCCACTCTCTAGCCATTGAATTAGTCCTAGTCATCAGCGTCCACGAGCCCGTCGTTAGATTTAAATGCTCTAGGTCATATGAATAGTTAACAGAACCCTGATGCTCTGTTGGAAAAAACCTCTTCTCTTGTCTTTGATGTATACGTTTAACAATCTCTTGGGACAGGGTATGAACCGAGCTCGGTAGTCTATAGCTCTGTGTTAAGATCCGTTGATCCTCTCCCGCAGCTAAGAATAAACTTACATCTACCCCCGTCCATCTATGTATTGCCTGGTCGTCGTCTCCTGCATACAGAACCTTGTTCGATTTTGACGCTAACTTATTCACCATCTGCCACTGCAATGGTGTTAAGTCTTGTGCCTCATCTACGATCAAAAGATCTAAGCTTGGAGACTCTATATCCCAATCGATGTATCTCTCAATTAAATCCACAAAATCAAACTTAAAAAGCTCTGACTTATACCTCTCTAGTGCGTCTGAGATCGTATTTAAAAGTTCAAACGGCATGGAATAACTTCCAGTCTCATTGAATTCTTCCTCATAAGAGATCAATCGATACTTCGCCCTAGTCATCATCTGAATAAATCTATCACCGTTTCCCGATCCCATCGGAATGATCACTCCCTCATCGGGGGAAACTCCCCCAGAACTTTCAAAGACCACACCCAATTGATCTTCTAAGACGCTCCAATCTTCCCGTTGCATCATGTCTTTACTCTGCAATCCTAGTCCCCGAAACGCTAAAGAGTGTAACGTTCTGAAATATGGAAGATCTTTTTCTGTTAGATTAAATGCAGAACAGGCTCTCTCTGTCGCCTCGGCAATAGCCTTCTTTGTAAAGGATACAAACGCAATACGATCAGGTGGAGTGCCGTTAGCTAAAGCTTCCTTAACACTTTCAATCAGAGTATGTGTCTTACCGCACCCTGGTGGACCGAATATTAAAGTGCTATCGGAGCTCATGCTGAACACCGCGAGGGCGAGAGTCTAACCACTCCACAACTTCAGAAGTCTTCCATCGACTAGCACTTCTTTTGCCGTCCGATTGACCTAAGATTAAAGGTTCAGGAAATCTGTCCTCTTTAACCCACTTGTAGATGGTGGATCTGGACACTCCTAACCAATCGCTGAGTTCCCCAACTCGTAGCAATAATTTATTAGAATGGGATTTCGTCATTGTCGTTCTCCTTTTTGGGTTCTTCGTAGTCAAATGCAGGGACGTGCCACACTCTGATCGTGGTTCGTTTGCCCTGCTTCAGTATGTTCTGGTGACCGTGGCACTCGCCCCCAGAGTTTAAATCTTTAATGCCTTCTTGGACCTGGGCTTTAGACCAATGTCTCCAGTCTCTGTTCTTCAAGTAATCCATTAGACCCTCGATCTTGAACTTCGTTACTCCGTCCTCGGTCCACGGTTTGCCCATCTCCAATTCTTCTGGAGCCATAGCCCGAATCCTACTGGTGCAGAAATTCTTTATGTGATCCCTAAACTGTCCGCTCAAGGTGAGTTCCTCTGGTACTGCTAACTTAGTAGAGTTGTTCATCAGATTATTGATTGTAGCCTGCCATTTCTGAGGCTTCACGATTGGGGGCATGAGATCTATCTGTTCCATGCACGCCCTTTGCCAAAGCATTTGGTTTTGCAACTGCTCCGTGGATAACTGCAACCTCCGCCCGTCAACATCCATGAAGTACAGCCTAGGTTCTGATAAAAGAATTGTTAGTCCGCCGATATGCGCTGCATCCGGTGCCTCTGTACCTACCCCAAAAGGCCTGGTCTTACACAGATCCTTGTCACAATGATCCTTCAAAGGACATACATCACATTGGTAGTAGTAGTCCTTCTTCTCTAAAGACTTCTGTATGTTAATGATCTCACCCGCACCAAGAGCCGGTTTACATAACATCCGGTTGTATTCCTCGTGGTGCTTCTTCCAATCATCAGGCCATTTCATTCTGCAATAGACCCCGACTGCAAACATAAAGATGTTTCGGAACTCGGTTATCGCACCTTGGCTCGTCATAACTTCTAAACAATAAGGACCATCCGTAAAATGCTCTCGCTTACCACCCAAGGTCATCTCATTTAATTCCGATGCCGATACCTTACCTTTAGCCACTGCCGCTAAGAACTCTGGCAGCTCCATCGCCTCTGCCTTCTTATTAAAGCAGTACCGCATTGTTTCCTCTGCGTTGAAGTAAGGCATGTTAATAAAATTACCCACGTCACCACGTTCAGCTAGGATCTTGTCTTGCTTTGGAAAGATCTCACAACCAGAGAAACCTAAAGCTATAGACATCTCCATCAAATATTCTCGTACCAACGCGGCAGGCTCCCAGTCCTTTAAGAATAAAAACAAATGTGCTCCACCGGATTTAGATCGACAGTGAAACAATGGGAGTTTTAATTTCTTTAGCTTCTCACTCAAAGCTTTGTGATTAAGATCATAAGTATCTATATCTAATGCACCAAATCTGCACATGTTATCACTATTTATGGGGATTGAACCGATACCCTGGGTGCCTTCGATGTGAAGTCTCACCGCTTCCTCGGTCAGGGGTTCTCGAACCACCTTACTTTTAGCTTCTGCTTTACCGTTGCGTCCTGTTCGTCCTACTGTCGTCCGCCCATGCGCGACACCCGAACCTCGGAACACTTCTAGTAACTCTTTTGTATTAGACATTAGTACCTCCTAGAAAAAAGCGGCGGTGAATCCCCCGATCACCGCCGCCGTGCCACTTAAAACGGGATATCATCTCCGTTATCCGAGGAGCTAGAAGACTCCTCTGGTGCGGCTTTCACTGCGCCCGCTAAGATGCTTTCTCGGAAGGCTTTTCCCTCTTTCATCTGTTGAAGAGTGTCGGCGAAACCACGTTTCTCAACTTGCCAATTGGCAAACGTGCCTTTGTCATTACTCTGTTCGATAGAAGTAAGTCTCCATTTCATCGTATAACAATCGGGTTTCTTACCAGTTTCTAAAGGCCTTTCCATCGAAATCATCGACTTCCATCTCTTGCTAACCTTTAGCTGTGTAGACTTCATATCAATGATCGCTGGCTGAGTAGTCCCGTCATCATTAACAATTAGACAAAAGTGTTGATCTGACTTAACCACTTCGTTTCCGTTCGGTAAGATCTCCTTCGCACCGTTACGACTAGTCTTGAAAAGTACAGGATCGTCAGCGCGAAGCTCCCCTTGAAAACCTCCGCCGCTCTCGCGAGGTACGAACTCTAGGTACTTAGTAGTCTGAACGCACACTATCACAGTTAGACCTTTTTCTCCGTCCCAAAGCTCATGGGTCACGGTGTTAAACGCATCTCCTTGGGATGCACCCTCAATGTACTCAGTTTTTTTCTTACTAAGTTGTGGTGACATTGCTTGGATAAGCCTGATAAATGGGATCTGCAACTCTGAACTGTCAAAGACTGTTCCCTCACCCGTAGATTCATTGATAAAATCCATTACATCTGTAGACACTTCGGTGCCTTTCTTTTTTGCTACTTCATTCATAATTATTTCCTCCTGATTTCTGCTGCATTAGC